ACTAACAGTAAATTGGTTCAAGGTATTTCTGGCGCTATGAACCTTTTGGAAAACCTTGGTAAAATTGGTGGAGTCACTGTAAACGATCAAATGTTGGTTCTTTTTAGGCAAGTTGGTTTGCGAGAATTCTCATACGATTTTTTCTTCACCCCAAAAAGTCCAAAAGAAGCAGAGTCAGTACAGCAAATAATAAGAGCGTTTAGGTTTCATGCTCATCCGGAGGCAGTATTAGATTATGGTTTATTTTATATTGCTCCTGGAACTTTTGATATAGAGTTTATGCACAGGGGTTCTAGAAACACTAAAATACATCAAGTTTCCACTTGCGTTCTTACTGGGTATGACGTGGATTACGCTCCAACGGGTTGGTCAACCCACGTAGATGGTATGCCCATACAAACAAGAATGTCTTTACATTTTACTGAGACTCAGGTTGTGACTAAGCAAGATATTGAAGCAGGTTACTAAATGTCAAATTTCTTTTATTTTTACCCTAGTATTGTTTACAATAAACAAATAGTTACAGACCTGCTTGTTAGAGCAAAGGTTAGGGAATCTTGGTTAAATGATCCAAGAATATATTACAATTATAAGTATAAGGATTCTGATAGACCAGAACACTTAGCGCACAAGTATTACGGAGAAGAAGAATTACACTGGGTTATTCTATTCACGAATAATATTTTTGATGCGAATTGGGATTTCCCAATAGATTATTATACTTTCAACAAATATATTGAAGACAAATATAAAGAACAAGGGTCTATAGTTAACAAAACTGGATTGGCATACGCCCAAACAACCCCTGACCCGATATATAGATACCAAAAGACAGTTACTATAACTACAAGCGAAGGGATATCTAAAAGAAATTATGTTATTGACGAAAAGTCGTACAGAGAACTAGAATTTACCAATACTTATTCTACTGGAACCCCTTATACAATTTATGCGGAATCGGAATTAAATTCTTACCAATTAACACTTAATGCTGGCTCCGTATTAAATGTTGGGGATATATTAATCGGTAATGAGTTTATACCAAATTTTGCTAAAGTTGAATCTATTGATTCTGCGAACAGTTTATTTAATATAACTATACCAGCAAAAAGTAGTGAAACTAATGGGAAAATATTTATCTATAATTCGCAATCTAATTATAGTATATATGAAGTTTCAAAAAAATACCCAGAAATAACTATCTATGATAGAGAAATGGAAATAAATGAATCTAAAAGAAACGTTAAAATTTTAGATAAAAATTACATACGAAAGGCTCAAGAAGAATTTCAACGATTGATTAAACAATAATTATGGCAGAAATTACAGATAACGCAGTAACTCAACTTAATGGTTTAGAATTATATAAGTGTCAGATTTTATCTGCAGAAAATAAAATCATAGACTTAAAACCAACTTTGGTTGAAATTAACTATTTTGAGGATATATTTTCTAACGCCACTTCTGGTAATATAGTTTTAAACGACTCTGGTGGTTTGCATAACGCTTATTCTTGGTGCGGCGACGAGTTTGTACTTTTGGAATTCGACAAACCCGGAAATTTAGATAAAAATAAACGGTTTCGTGGGATGTTTAGAATATTTAAAACTCAAGGAAGGCACTTAACTGGAAGAGAATTTAACGAAACCTTCGTATTACATTTTTGTTGCGAAGAAGAATTCCTTTCAAATCGGATGCAGTTAAATAAATCTTATAAACAAATGAGAATATCTGATATCGTAAAAGATATCGCTTTAAATGTTTTGAAAATTCCAAAAGATAAATTTCCAGACGCTAATATTGAACCCACTTTTGGTAAGTATGATATAGTAATTCCGAATATGAGACCCCTTGAAGCTGTTGCTTGGTTATGTACTATGGCGATTGCTGATAATAGTTCTGGTTCTCATGGTGGTCCAGAAGGTGGTGCGACATACCTATTTTATAAGAACAGGTATGGTTGGAATTTTAGATCCATACTATCAATATTTAATAATATCCCTAAATTTGAATATAAAAGCCCGTTCAAAAAAAGTAAAAACACTTCTGGGTATTGGTATGGTACTAAGAACCTTTCTCCAAAAGAAGATATGAATTTTGATTTCGACCCCTTTGAGCAGATTATATCATATCAAATTGTAGATAATCACGACGCAATGGATATGATGCAAAGCGGGATGGTTTCAAATAAACTTATTGCTATTGATTATTTAAGAAGAACTCACGAAGAAAAGGTATTTGATTATGAAAAATACTTTAATAATCATTTGGCAAAAAAAGTTGAAATGTATAAGACCTATAATAAAAACCCTATTCTTAGTAACGCAGAAGATAGATTTAAGAAAAAACATAACGAATATCAACCAGTAGTAAAAATTGCTCCATCAACGACAAACCAAAAAAATAATCCATATATAAAAGAAAGACAGCCAAATATACCTCAAAATTTTGTTGAGAATACCATCCCGTACAGATTTGCTCAATTGGGGTTGATAAATTTCAATAGGTTAAAATTGCTTATATCCGGAGACCCATATATTGCCGTTGGTAACATAATTTATGTACATTTTCCGCAAGCAAAAGAAGAAAAAGGTACAAAACCTTTGGATAGGTTTTTGAAGGGTAGGTATTTGGTTTCTGCAGTTAGACAAAGGTTTGATCAAGGTGTTTATGAAACGGTTTTAGAATGCGTAAAAGACGCTTATTGTGGACAAGTAGAAGCGAGAACTAACGTTCAAGGATTAAAACCTTTTGACAATAGTAATAATGTTATAATACAGGTCCGTTCTGATAATTATAAATGGTGGTGATGCATGGAAAAAACTAAAAATTTCCCTGGGATGGATGGGTTTATTTGGTGGACTGGTATAGTAGAAGACCGTAAAGACCCTTTGAAAGTTGGTAGGGTTAGGGTTAGAATTTTTGGTTGGCATAAAGACGATAAATCAAACGTTCCTTCTGACGGTTTATTATGGGCGCAACCTGTTATGTCGGCAAACGCATACCAAATTTCTCACGTACCAAAGGAAGGAGAAGTTTTGTTTGGGTTTTTTATGGATGGAGAATACGCGCAAGTACCGTTTTATATGGGGGTAATTCCAAATATACCAGAAATAAGGTATCCTAAGGAAAAAGGTTTTGCAGACCCAGCAACAGAAGAAGAAATAAAACAAAGACCAAGAACATTGCATTCTGGACAAACGAGATATCCTGGAGACGGAGAATTAAATCAGCCAACAATTAGCAGGTCTGCTAGAAACGAAAATATGGATCAAACGCCATATGGTAAGTCTCATGGAGGGAAATATCCATATGTATTTTCAATACAAACTGAATCTGGGCATTATTTGGATTTAGACGATACTCCAAACGCGGAAAGGGTTACTTTAATTCATAGAACTGGAAGTTTTATTTCTATAGATTCTGGAGGAAATATCACCATTTCGGGTAAAAATGTTAATATAATTGCGACTGGTTCCATAAATAATAAAGCTCCTGGCGGCATTAATGAAGATACTCCGAATCACAAAACTACAGGTACTCACACAGATGCTATTGGTATACACTATAGCGGGGGCTAATAAATAATACATGCAAAATAAAGACATAATATACTCGGACTTAGACCTAATGTTTAACATACATCCTGTTAAACAAGATTTGGTTATGAGTATAAACGAGAAGGCAGTAATTCGTTCTGTTAGAAATTTGGTTCTTACAAACCATTACGAAAGACCGTTTCAATCTGAAATAGGGTCAAACGTTAAGAAAATGTTGTTTGAACCAATTACTTCTCTTACAGAAAATTACATTCAGAGAGAAATTTATAATGTTGTAACAACTTTTGAACCCAGAGCAAAAAATGTTTTTGTTCAAGTTAAAGGTTATCCTGACGAAAACGCATTACGAGCAAATATTGTATTTTATATAGAAAATTCAACGACACCAGTTGTAGTAGATATGCTTTTAGAAAGATCAAGATAGGAAAAAATAAATGGCAACCTCTAATTCTAATTTAACTCTTGTGGGGACAGATTTTGATCAGATCAAAAGTAATTTATTAACTTTCCTTAGAGGTCAAGATGTTCTAAAAGACGCAGATTATACTGGTAGTGTTCTTCAAACTTTATTAGACGTTTTAGCGTACAATACCCATTATAATGCCTTCTATTTGAATATGGTT